CCGGGTTGATTTTAGGACGCACAAAGTCGGTCACCTTGGTCAAAAACCCACCCAAACCCTGATCCGGTCGGAAGTCGATGCCACCAGCAGAAATACTCTGTGCGGTTTGCCCAGCTGCAAAGTTGCTGATAACCAAACCAGGACTCCGGGCACCACCCAAACCCAAGGAACCCAATATGCCTCCCAGGAAACCACCGGAAGAGGCGCTCCCGCCACCAATGAACGGTGGAGTTCCCCCGGCGCTGCCGGGCACGCCTGCTCTCCCACCTTGCAGAACGGACGTCAAATCCTCAATCGCCTTGGTGTTTCGATTTTGAGCGTTGACAGATTTGTCCAGAGCCAATTTTGCAGGATCCACTCCCAGGGGAGTGCCGCGCAGAATTCTCCCCAGCGTAGTCAATTCCCCGGTGCCTTTGCCAGTGATGGGGTCAATTTTTTCCTGTCCAGGGATGATACCTCCCAGCTTCTGCACAGAGCCACGGAACAGCTCTTCGCCCAAGTTGACAAATATGGTCTTTTTGATCTGCTCCACGTAACCACGGAAGAAGTCTTGAAGGCCAGTCTTGCCAGAAGCCTTGAGAGCATCATACAGCGATCCCAGGGAGGCCCGCAGCTCCTCGTTCTGCTTTTTGCGGATGTTGGCAATTTCAATTTCCCGCTCATACCGCGCATCCAGCAGCTCTTTTTCCAGCTTATACGCATTTTCCTCACTTTTGATGCGATATTCTGTCTGGCGCCGCTCCAATTCCACCTTGTCCTTGGTGCGGATGTAGGCGTCAATCGAAGCTTTGCGCTGCTCTTCCAAAGTTTGTTTGGTAACCAGGAACTCTTCTTGCGCAACACGCACCTTGGTGCGGTAGGCATATTCCTGGGCGAACCTCTCATCCCCCGGCAGCGTTCTCGCCTGCACCAGTCGGTTGTCCCGTTCAGCAGCATCCCTGAAACGACTTTGTCCAATTTGCCGTTCACTTTCCACGAGCCTGAGCGCGTTCTCATACATACGCTCAACTTCTTTGCGCTGCTCTTGGCGTAACTTGAGGATAGAAATCTGCTTCTCAGCGTCAGCTTCATTCTTCTCCTTGACCAACTGAGCTTCAGTCTTCAATTGATTCAAACGCAGGTTTAACCCAGCCTCATTGAAGGCCTTGTCATTTTTATCGATGGCAAAAATGGCTTCAGCTGCCGCATAGTCCGCCCGGTTGCGAGCATCCGCGATTGACTTCTCTTGATTGGCCAGAGCTATCCGGTCACGATACAGCTGCAGGATGTTCGCTTCCTCATTCCCTGGATCCCGTTTAGCGGCAGCAATTCTCTGAGAAATTTGAAGCGATTGGCGCGCAGAATCCGCCACAATCTGGGACTTTACATCAGATTCCCTGATATTTTGCTTCAATACCTCGACCTTTTGGTTACGGTCTTCTTTCTTCAGAAGCTCTGCGTATTCTGCGTTAATGGTACCAAGCAGCTTCTTGTACTCAGCCCCATTCCGCAATGCCGCGTCAAATGGCTGAAAAGTAGCAGCAACTCTCTGCAAGGCAGCCGAACGCTCAGACAGGATGCGCGCTTCCCCACTCAGCTCACTGGCCTTGGCGCGTTCCAGGGCGGCGGTAGCGGACTGCTGCGCCTCCTTGATTTTGGCCATAAACGCCGCAAACTGAGCCTCTACATTAGCATTGGGATTGGGAGTGAACTTCAAGCCGTCCGGATCTGTCGTGATACTGCGATTAAAGGCAGATCGAACCTCTTCCCCTTTGAGTACGCGACCGCCGCCCAGATTAAAGTCAGGGATCTGGACAGGGGAAGACTGAGGCAGCAAACCCAAAGCCTCAGCTGGCGGGTTCTTCAGAAATGCGTCCTGCTTGGCCTGTCTGGCTTTATACACCACCGCCAGCTTATCCGCCAGTTGCTCCTGTATGACCAATTCGAGTTTGGACAAACGTTCGATTTCGGCTACATACTTCTCGCGGTCTGTGATGATGCCTTTGCTTGCTTTGAGAGCCAGCTCCTTCTTCTGGTCTTCTAGCTTGGCGATGGCCGCCTTGGCGGAATCAAGTGCTGCGGCTTCGGGATCAGTATTGCCAAACAACGTCACCACAGTGGCAGCCGTAATCGCTGCGCCAGCCTTCACCAGGGGAGGCCCCGGAACGTAGCGTGCTGCCGCAGCTGCCGCACCCGCTGCTGTAATAGCTACAGTTAGATCCCCAACAGTTTCGGCGTTGTTTCTAACGCCCTCCGCCATGCTGGTCAGTAACTCAACAGTGCGCTGGAGAGCTGGAGCAAATCTCTCGCCCAAAGCGTTCTTGGCTTCATCCGCCAAACGGGACAGAGATTGCATTTGACCTGCGGCAGTGGTCAAACTAACCTCATACGCTCCCATGATGCTCGGACCCTTGCTCAACACCTCATTAAGAGCAATGTTGGATCGTTCGTAATCGGTCAGAGTCTCTCTGGTCTTGTTTAACCGCGCTGCGCCCCTGGCCAGCGCCTGTTCAAAGCTGACTTGGATGCCGTAGGTACGCAACACTTCGACCTGTTGCGTTTTAATGCCGTTAATGATGCCACCCAAAGCTTCTGAGCTGCTGATGCCCGCAATCTTGGCAGCGTTCTGGGCCAACCGGGCTAAATCCGTGGCCTTGCTCAGGTCTAACTGACCCTGAATCATTTGGATAATGGTGTTACGAGATTCTTGGGTAGTGATCCCCAAGCTTCTCACTGCCTCAGCTTGAGCGCGCACGGACTGTACGTTCAAGTTACTGGACCGAGACATCTGGTCCATTACCGTGTTCAATTGTTCCGTGCGGGCAGCGTACAGCGCCGCGTCGACCGTGGCCGACTTGGCCGCCCCCGCAACTCGATTGAGAGCCTCAGAGAGCAGGTTACCTGTCAAAACGGCCAGAGACATGCTGCTGGAGTGCTTCTCAGTGGCTTGAGCAGCGCTCTCAGCAGCATTAGTTGCTTGTTTAAGGGTGACTGTGAGTTTAACCTGAGAGTTGTCTAACTTATTGGTGGCGGTAGCTGCTCCCGTGGTGTCTTTGTTGAGACCATCCATGGATTGGCGAATCGCGCTGAGAGCAGCTTGTCCCTCAGTTCGGATCTTGATTACTAACTCAACGCTGTCGCTCATTTACTTGTCCGCCTCGTATTTGGCAAATTCCACAGATTTCTCTTCGGTAGCAAATATGACAAAAGCATCAAAGATGTCCACAGGCCACTGACTCAGGTCTGGTCCAAACATGTAGCAACCCTCCATCCGTTGGGATTCAGACCAATCCGAAAGTAACTGTGTGGATTCAACATTGCTCAGACTCACCGGACATTCCGCGCTGCTAACTTGGTTAATGGTGACCACTTTGCCTTTGCCAGAGGTGTAGGTTGGATACCACCAATGCGGCAATTTTGGATTTACTCGTTCTGGGAAATACTTGGTGCAATTCCGCTCTCGGTAGGCTTGTTGCCGTTGACATTTGGCGCAATCGTATGAATCATTTGCCCATCCGCCACTGCGCCAGAAGTGATAGGCGATTCTAAATTTGCTTGCGTTTTACGGGTGGGGTTGACCATGCCCATGAATTCTTCCAAGATCTCTCGACACAGGTCTTCCGGCCCAGTCTGGTACAGGGAAGTCGCCGTGTAGGGCTGACCCGTCGCATCCAGCAATCCGTTCACAGACACCAGGCCATGCTTCAAGTACACAGGCACCGACAATTCATCCGTGGCCAGGTCAATCTGCTGACCCAGGTCAGTAATGCGGTCCACCGCTGCTTCCTGCTCTGGCGTAAACTTCTTGGTAACTGTCCCAGGCGCAATCGACGACGCCTCACCCAGGGTAGGTACAGCCTCGTCCTCCAGCAGCACCATACCGTTGGTTTCTGGGGTGTCGTTCGTTTCCAGAGTCGAGTCCAATCCATACTTGGACACCTCCAGCTGCATCAACTCATTCAAATGACGAATTCGTTGCAGCGCCGGCACCAGATCACGACGCAAGCGCGTGCGCAACCCGTAACTGACGCGATTCAAAACGAACGAAACTCCAGCAAACTCAGGAAGCTTGCTGCATACTTCAACGGTGTTGGGGTAACTACTCGACATGTGGTTTTCCTTGTGACTTTGATTGCTAAATACACACAACTAGCGATTTCTATTATAGCGCGGAACCAGACGAGCGATCGTCTGGTTCCCTCGCTACTTGCCAGCTGGAGTACCACCAACCAACCCGCAAGAAACCAAAACTACATCATCCACATACGGCACTCGTTGTATCCAGTGATGGAGCTGCCGTAGGCTTGAGAGTTGCTGTAGTTCATCGTGAATGCTCTCTGGGAGTCATCACGTTCAGGGGAAGCCAGTTGCACGCCGCGCAAAACAAACACCACCGTGTTGTTCGGCGACGTGCCCAACTGGAAGATCATGTCGATGCTGGTCTTGTCGACCGCTGCCTGCTCCAGGGTGGCTTGCGCGGCGCTGTCGTCTTCATACATGTTGAAGTCGACCGACACCGCCCGTTCGTCCGCCTCAGGCGTGTCCACATAATCGGATCCAAAGACATCCTGCGGGAGGTCCAACGCGCTGCCATACTTGATGCTGGCGCTGCGAATTCGCACCATCGTGGAGCCGTTGATGACGGCACGCCCCTTGAAACCGGCAATGCCAGACCCACCAGTAACCGAAGACCCGGTGATGAGGGACAAATCGGGAAACGCCGTCAGTCCACCTTTTTCCGTGGAGGTGGCGCTGGAGAATTTCAAGTTATCCAGCACCCACTTGGCCCCGCCGCTGGCCTGAAACGTGGCAATGTCCTGACCCAGGGTAAAGGTCATTTCCTTGGTCACCTGGCCGAAGCAAACGCGCTGGCTGGCCGTCGCGTAGGGGATGCGGGCACTGTACGTGCAGAAGCTGGGCTCAGCGTCAGTGGGCTTGTAGTACAGACCGGACTTCGACACAGAGCCGCCCGAAGTGTAGGCTGCGTTGCCCGCACTGCCAATCAGTTCAAAGGTACTGGAGGTCAAAACATTGACGGCATAAATGCCGTTGGCTTCCGTGTTGCCCAGAACTCCCGTGATGGACACCACGTCGTAGGAGCTCAAGCCATGAGCTGCCGCCGTGATCACGATCGGCGTGGCGTTGGTGGCCCCGGTGACCGAAACCGTGCCGGAGGTGACCGTTGCGACCCCTCCAAAACCGGAAACAAAAATGGGATCCAAATCCGGAACAGTACCCGCCACGCCCCCGGTGACCAAGGACGCTTGCGCGCTCCAAGAAGCATTCCGGCGTCCGCCCGTACCACTGGAACGGGTGCGAGAGCCAGTTTTGTCTTTCCGAAAGAGATCAGTCACTGACCGATTGAACTTGATCTGAATGGCCAAGGCCGCATCAGCGCCGGCAACCGTAGCAGTGCCGCTTGTGTTGGGAATAACGCCGTAAGATGATTCCTTTTGGAGGAAAAACATTTCCTGGCGCGAGAAAATTTTTGACATAGCTTACTCCTCGATGTGAGCGTTAATTTCGGTGTCGGCTGAATCGAGTGTCCCACCAGGTTCAGTTGCGGAATGGCGTTCTGCGTCCAATCTCTGGCGCAATTCGCAAAATAATTGTTGTGCCTGCGAGCGTTTCTCTTGAAACGCTGCCTTAGCAATGCGATCCTCAGGCAGATGCGGAATCTCAAAGGGATCCATGTACGGATCAAACCATCGCGCATCTTCCTTGGTGAACCCAATCTGCAAGAAGTCGGATTCAGCGATAAGGGCCGCGCCCCCTAATTGGGCGTTTTGAGCCACGCTGTCTTCCATCAAGATTCTTGTGCCGAAGCGATCAAGCTTCAGGGAACCTACAATGGATTCAGAACCCACAAATCGGTAGACATTCGGCATAGCCTTTATTATACTCCTAAGTTAAACGTCTCGCTGAAACGTCAACCGGAACAGTACCGTTTGTTGGAAGCTGCCCTTGGATGAAGTCGATTCAGTTACTACCCCTTTGTTACAGGAATAGGCGCCATTGTACACTATTCCTGATCCCCAATTCTGCACAGAAGTTAGTTGCAGCACCTCACTAACCACGTCCTCGAGCAACAGGCTGGGAACTTCTGTGTTTTGATTATTGGACCCTCCGGTCCAACCCAGCGAGAAGTCCAGCGACACCTGCACCAACCCGCTGAAGTCTCGCGGTTTCTCATAGTTGAGATTATTGGAAGAGGGAGAGTACAACCAAGCTCGATTGCGGCTGGTGGGTCCGTTCGCGTTCACTAACCCCGGCTCTAACTGACCCAAAAAGAAGTTATTCGACGACTTGGCGTAGATGGTTTCTGGGAAATCAAAATACCACGGAGCGATAAGATAGTCCCCGGCTTTCGCGGACATGTTGTAGTTGAATCCGCGAGTTTCTGAGCGAAGCTTGGCTAGTACAGCGCTGAGAGGTTCTGACGATATCTTCACAAAGTATCCTTTGACTGACGCACAGTAGCGGAAATACCAAGGCTCTGCCTGATACGGAAAGCCATGCGTTGCATGATGTCGTTACACATAATTTCCTTGTCCTGGTCGTTGGCTCCCAAGAACGCACGTTTGGGCAAATGACCAGCTCCTCGTTGATGTCCGGACGCCCGTTGAGCTTCCTCCCCGTAGATACCTATCCTCACTTCATTGGCAGGCTCTGTCTGCGACATGGGAGCTGGCTCGAATTGACCAGCAACGAAATCCTGTACTGTTACAATTAGGGCTTGGAGCATATGCGGGGCTTGTATGCCGCGCAAGTCCACCGTCAACCTTCCAAACGCTGCCTTAAAGGCAGCGTAACTACTGAATTTCAGTCCCTTGGTGGTTTTCTGCACATATTGGGCATGTGACCCTTTAACCGAAACAGAGCGACTGTTTTTGCCATTCAAGCCAATTAGCTTGGAAATGCGATCAGTGGCGCGTTCTCGCCCTTTAACGGATTGCTGTTCTTTTGTCTTTGACCCAGAGGACGACTTATTGTTTGACTGTGCGCCAGGGTAATAATACACTGGACTTTTGGTGGAATATGCCTGAAAAGGCGTCTCGTTCACATCCGTTCCCTTTGACGTGCGCGATAGTATCCGGCTGCGCTGACGCTGTCCGGCGTACAACAGATCACCAACCGTAGGCAAGGCGTGCTTCTCCGCTTGGGCGAACAAGTCAACAACCTCGTCGCCCGAACGACCCCCAAAATTCAGCACTACATCACTTTTTGCCACGCTGATCCTTCTTGTCCTTGATTCTTTGCTGTGCTAGCTCTCGTTGTTGGCTAGAATCTAACTTCGGTGTACGCTTTATTCTATCTTGATTTATGATGCGGCGGGATCGAGTTTCTTCCGCTATGGCTGAGCTGCGCTGGCGCTTGCTGCCACTTGAACTCTGGCGTCTCACAGGTTTGTCCCCTTGCTGTGATTTCAGATCAGTAGTGTCAATGATCCATTGATGCCGGCACCGATACCCACCTGCAGTTAACCACACATTGGGCAACTGGCCGTTATCCATGGCGTTGATCTGTTGCCTGGTCCAGCTCTTGCCGGAATTGGATTGCCTCTGCAGCTTCGTGCAAAACGGACGGGTCAAAACGTCCAACGGACCCTCGTACACATATCGTATCTTCATCTCCGGCAAGTCATCTTCGATGATCTGATATCCCTTATCAGTGATAGCCCTGTAAAAGGAGCTCAAACCCGTATCGGCGATCGCCTGAGCCTGTGCGACCGACTTATGCAACTGCGACTGGATGGCTTCGGCAAGCTGCTTGGCGTTGACCGCCCCAATTTGTTCCAGGGATGTGCGTTTAGCGCGGGATAGGGACTGCTCCACCACGCTATCGATCAGCGCTGCTTGTTGTATCTGTGCCGCCTTCAGCTGCAGACCCTTAGGGTCAATGGAAGGTGTGGGAAGAGGCCAGGACAGCTCCTCGTTGATCGCCTTCAGCACGTTCTCAAAAGCAACATACTGCCCGTTAAAGCTGTCCTGGTACTCCTGTATGATTTTTGGGTATCCGTTCTCCTGCAGATACTTCCAAACCATGCTGTCTAAGTTAGAGAGCACCTTCAAGTTACCTGAGGTAGCTGCGACTGTTCCAGCTACTGTAGTCCTCAAAGTATCCGATAATTGCTGCCGAAGATATTCTCCAGCTTGAGTCAACAAGCTCTCCAAGTCTTTTTCGAGTTTTGCTGCCACCGCTTCAATATCATCGGCATGACTAGCAATTAAAGTGGGTAAACGGCTCACTTATAACTCCGTGTGGTCTTTGGCAGTAGACATTTGTGCGACATGCTGTAGATCAGCCAGAGCCGACCCAAACAACGCGAGAAGAATGAGGAGTCGGAACATAAACGCTCAGGGTGCCCCCGCTGTTGGCGCGGAGAGTTGGCGCGTAATGGGTTTAATGGTGATGGCCAAAATAGCATCGTCTGAGGACCAAGGCAAAATCGGACGAAGAGTAGCGAGGGTGATACTGTAGTCTACCGTTTCCGACTGAACAAGTCCATTGCGAACGTAGACAGCGCCGGGACGGGCCGGGTAATTTCCATTGACATCAGGCTTCAGCGTCTCAACTGCAATGGTCTGATCCACAGTAGAAGCAGGGACCAAGACAATACGACCACCGGAAATAGTGAGTCCTGCCCCAAGTTCAACTACAAAAATTTTTCCAGTAGCATCAGCAGCCAACAGGCGCGCAGTCGATGCTGGGGTCGTGCGCACCTGATCTGTTTTGACTGTTGTCTGGCAAAATACCGACACTGACGCAAGTATCAACGAAATGAGGCGCATAGTGAACTCCGTGGTATCGGGTTTGGAGGAAACCGTTCTGGCCAGAGCTTCGACTCCACTGACAACCGCTCCCATGGTGTACGAGCAGCCGCCACCAAGCGTTGGCGAGCACGATCCACGCATGAGCACTCATCCCCTCCACTCCGCAAGCCAGAACCATGGCAAGAATCACAATATGGAAAGGAGAGGCAAATTGGATGCATTTATTGCTGACCCCTTGCAGCATCCATCAGAGCCTTGCGCGCAGCGTCCAACGCAGCTTGTTTAGCGGCAATCTCCGCCACGATCGCTTTGGTGCTCGCGCTGGGGAATCGCAAAGAAATCCGTTCGGCAAAGTCGATGGCGCTCTGTTTCAGCATATCCGCCAGATGGGCATACTTCGGGTTACCGTCTCGATCTTTCTGAGTGGCTAACCATTGCTTCGCACTGTCGATTCCAGCAGCAGCGGCAGGTCCGGAGATCGTCGCCGTTTGGGTGGTTCCGTCTGCTTCGGTGACAGTGAAGGTGATGCTCTGCGCAAATAGCGACAGACACAGAAACAAGGACAATACGGACAGACGAAGGGTTCTCATAAATGCTCCTAATTCATAAAGTTCAACGACGCCATACGCTGTGAAGCGGTGTTTGCCGTCGCCGCGTTGGTCGAAAACGTGATAGTGGTTTGCAGGTACAGCGTCCCGGTGAGGTCGATTGCCGAAGACGCCGCAGTGTTGGTGTCATTACGTGTAGTTGTCGTGCCGCTAGCTGTGGTTGTCAGTGTGATATTCGACGAGCCGTGGGCTTCCACTGTGCCCGTCGCGCCCGTCGTGACCCCCGCCAGGTTGATGTCGAAATTCCATGGCATATTTGACGCCGCCGCCGTCGTCGCGGCGCTCGTCCAGGTGGCAAGGGTGATTACCGTACCGGAGCCGCATCCGCTGACTGTGCAAAGCTTGACCTTCAACGTAACTGTCGGCGTTTGACTGGTCTGCGTTGTATACACTCCCGCCGATCGGAACCGCGTGTGTCGATTGGCCTGATTAAGCGCTCCGGCTGGAATGGTCAGCACCATCAGATTTTGGTCACTCGTGGTGTTAGTATTGACTGTCACCGGGGTGACGCTACCCACCGCCGCTGGAACGTGCTGATGATCGGCGCGAGCCAGACTCGTCGATGTGCCTTCGTTGTAATTCGTACCTCCAGACGATCCAGCAGTGGATACGGTGTACCCGGCTGCTGTAGTCGGCGCAGCGCCGGCACCGCCGCCCATGACGAACGTGTTTGCGGCGAGGGCGCTGGACGACGCCCACGTCGAAGAGCTCGAGAAATACGGGATGCCGCCGGATGTTCCGGAAATGGTGAATGCGGGCGTTGAGGTGCCTGTTGCGACGGATACGATGCCGCCGGTCCAGCCGACAGAGGTGACCGTACCAGTTGCGGCCGCAGTGCAAGACTCAGCGTTCCCGCTGGCGTCCACCCCAAGCGGGTACGAACCGGCCGAGCAGTTGGTGCCGTTGGCAGCCAGCGCCGTGGCTGTAGCGACGTTGCCCGCAGGAACGACATAATCAGTCCCCGCGACAGCAATGGACGGGACGCCGGTCGCCGTCGTGTTTTTCAGCAGCCCTGTTGCGAGACCGGCGAGGGATGTTCCGTTGATCTTGGACACCGTCGTCGCCACAGTTCCCACGGACGTTGTGACGTCGCCAGTGAGGGCCGGCATACGCCCGGCGGGGAGAGTTCCTGTGGACAGGTCGGCCGCGCTTCCAGAAGTGGCTACAGCAGCGAGAGTAGGCGTACCGGACACCTGAGAATACGCTACTTGGGCACACGTCAGGACGCCCGCAGCGTCTGTGTCGGTGACGTACTGGCCGGCAGAACACGCTGCCGGGTTCGCCGGCAAGTTGGCCGTAATTGTGATCGGAGCGGATCCGTCGAAGCTGACCCCGTTGATGGCGCGAGCAGTTGCCAAAGTCGTTGCCGTCGCCGCGTTGCCGGTGAAGGCCCCAGCAGACGTGATGCCCGTAAGCGTGGATCCGCTGGAATCCTGGAACGTGAGCAGGTTTCCCGATTGCCCAGCGCCAGCGCGAATGTATCCGTTGGTGGTGCCCGTTATCGAGACCTGATCCCACAGGCGGAAGGTTCCGGTGCTGCCGCTGCGTCGAACGTCAAGAGCGATGTTAGACTCCGCATATTCGTCACTAATAATGACATTTCCGGTGTTTTTGATGCTTACTGCTAGAGTTTCATAACTGCTTCCAATTTTTGTGGTAGAAAAAGAAATTCGTCCTGGAATAGAGGCACTTGCTACTGTTCCGTCGACATAGGTCCCAATAGTCGCGGCAACATTCCAAATATTTGTTCCATCATCCCCCAATGACCTCAGGAGCATTATTTCATCCCCTGAAGATACAGCTCCGTTAGTATTCCCGTCTGCGGAACGAGTCTTGAGATACTCATTCCACATGCCAGCTGATCCCCTACTTCCGGCAGCTATAAAAACCAACCCATAATCAGTGTACGAATCGTACTGAAACAGGCCCAGATTGTCATAGGTAGGTGCTCCCCAAAATGTCTCAAATAACCCTGTTCCGGTGATATTCTTGGTCGCTTGAAACACTCCGTTTACAAATTTTGTGTTTGCAGCCTGCGTCACTACTCCAGCGGAATCCACCATCACCGCCGCACCAGAGGTGACTAGGTTCGTACCGCCGGAAACATCCCCGCCGCCACCGCCGCCACCAGTAGCGCGCAACACCCATGCAGCCGACCCACCCGATTTCTTGCAATCGTAGATGTTCGCCGTGGATCCAGAGATGTCCTGGGCAACGTGTCCATAATTGGCGGATGTGCAATCCCCCGCCGTGGGCGTGCCGCTGTAAGTCCACACGCGACCCACTGGCTGCGCCTGCCCCCACGCCGCCAGCGTGGCAACGATCAGCCACGCGGCCCGCATTACCGCACCACCCGAACAGTAAACGTGAGAGAGGACAAATCCACCGCAGCGCCGGAGTTGTTACAGATCTGAACTTTCGCAGTATCGGCTGCAGAAACAATAACTGCAGGGTGAATTCCAGCAGGAAGTGTTGCCGATATGCCGAGAGCTAATGGATCTCCAAAATTTACTCCGGTCAAAGTCATGGTGCTTTCTAAGCAAGCGCCATCGTTAACAGAGGCAAAATCGATGGTGCTGGCCGAAGAGATGCGAGCGGTCCACACGGCATCAGTTCCATCGCTCTGTAGGATGGCACCAGAGGTGCCCAACGCTACCGCTTCCCACGCCGATGCTCCTCGACGAATCAAACCCCCTCGAGTTGGGGAAAGAGCAGCAATAGCTGTGAGATCACTGTCCAGCGGCTGTAGAATAGAAGACAAATCAGGAATATCCGCCAAAACCAGCGATCGAAACGTCGGAGTGGCCGCCGAACCGGACGTAGGGCCGGCAAACACCAAATTTTGCGCTCTTGTGGGCAGAGCAATGGCAAGGGTGCCGGTACTGGTGATAGGTCCGCCGCTCACAGATAGCAGGGCAGAAGGCACACTCAAATCCACGCTGGTGACAGTTCCTGCAGTGTTGTTGCGCAACACCCAAGTGGGAGTTGAGCTTACCGTGAGACAATCATAGATCACGTCCGGATCCGGCGCAGTATTGACGCCGACCAGAACGCCAATGGTACTGGCCGTGCAATCACCAGCCGTGGGCGTGCCAGCATACGACTTCGTGCGAGTCACAGGCTGCGCTTGGCCAAAAACCAGAGCAGCCGCAAAAATGGAAATCAAAAGTGTTTTCATTTAGAAACCCCAAAGTAGAAAGTGGTTGAGGGCGGGTCGTAAGACGCGCCGCTGTGGTTGCAGATTTCCAGTTTAACGGAATTTGGCCCTACAACTTTGGCGTGAACATACACAGACTCAGGCCAAACCAATAATGATCCAATTGTTGTGTTATTGCCCAAAGCCGCCCCAGGCACCGTAACTGCTGTCGAGTGCAATACACAAGATCCATCAGGTATCGCCTCTGAGTCTATCACCGCGCTGACAGACAGGGTTCCCGCTGGATCAGCCCAAATGGGCAACCCCGCTGATACCGTCAGCACTTGCGAAGCAGATCCAATTCCCAGTCGGCTCAAATTTCCCAAATTGTCCTTATACAGCAAATCTCCTGCCGTGGTGCTTGGGTCAACTAGAGCTGATAAAGTGTATGGGGTCCACGTTGAACCGCTGTACTGTAACACCTGCCCGGTAGTGGCCCCGCCAGCAGTGATCTGAGAGGGAGGGATCATAACTGTGGGTGGATCGATTGAACCCACCGTCACATCAGGTATGGTCAATGGTACACTGCTGACGGGAACTCTCCAAACTGTCACGGAGGTACTGCTTCCGGAAATAGTCAATTTAGCTTGGTACCAAGAAGCTGGGGCAGATCCGGTGTTGGGGACTACGTTCACAACTAACCAGCCATTAGCTGATATTGGATACACTTTCGTCTGCGCGGGAACGTAGGTACCGTCAACAGCCGTAAACGCTTGCACCACTTGCAGCTCTAGCGTGCCGCCTACGGCCACCTGACCGTCCGGAGCATACAGACGCTGGCGTATGGTGGTGGGAGCAGCACTGAGTGTGGCTACCAACAAAATTAGCCATAGCTGAATCGCAACGCGCATTAAGCCCTCCGGATGCGAGAAGACAGGTCCAACAGAATTTCAACGTCTTGCCCAAGACCTGGAGCAGTCCCAGATAACACCGGATCCCCCTCCAGCGTGTAGCTGTCGGTATCCAATGGAATCAAAATCGAGTTTTGTTTGTACACCAAAGCATCCGTATCCGTATTGCCAACGTACACGTTCCATCCAGCTGCGGCCTTGGGCGTGTACTGAGACAATGCGGTAGTGTACTCCGGTTGAGTGGCTGTAGGTGGAGTCAAGTTGGCGATGGATACACAGAGCACGGAGTCCTCCGCCAGGGTGGCGTTAGCTACAGTGGACGGATAGCTCTCCACTCCATCTTCCGACACCCAGGTAACGCGAACCCTTACGTCATATGTCTGCGTACCAGATCCCGCAACAAGGCTGAGGTTGCTGTTGCCGAACGTGCCTGATCGGTAGAACTTCGCTCCAGGAGCTACCAGCGGATTCATCACAATTGGCAGACCCTGTCGGCGCAATAGCGGCCAGCTCTGGTTTCGCAGACGGAGCGCTACTGCGTCTAGTCGATCCTGATACCGATCGCCGATCTTGTTAACGCAGGCCCCGTACACCTGCTCCAAAATCTTATCAGCAGTCCAGAGTTTCAGCAAACTCCATTCCAACTCCGAATCACCATGGGTTACGATTTGCGCCCAACCCACCCTCTGGAGGTTAAATGAAGACGTGAACGACGTGCGATTAACATTGCGGAAGCTCAAATCTGTTGGACTAAACCCAGACAAATCGAGAAAGGGGACGAGAGCGCGTTGAGCCGCCTCTCGCCCCCGTTGTATGTGGAATTCAAGGTTGATCTGCTCTGTGCTGGCGATTTCAATGAGCTCAGAATCCAATTCAATCAGATCAGAGCTTGTCACGCAGCTTTCGTCAACCCAGAGCATGTCGCCTTTACCCCTTTCGGTTGTTTTTGTTGTTCTTGGCGTCCCGGAACTCGGAAGGTTTGGACTTCTCCGACTCCGGAGTTTCTGCGGGCGGGGGAGGCATTTCCGTCAGCTCCAGTGAGGTCTGCACAGGCCCAGCCAGTTCGATTGCGCCTTGCCCATCCCCCAACAATTCCTGGTGCACTTCGCCGTTGGGTCCGGACAGCAGCGACTTCAGGTGGTCCTCCGCCACGGCGCGATCTTCAGGCGAAAGAGATTCCAGATACTCTTGGTGTTTTTCTTTCGCCAATTCTGCCGGCCAAGCTGCGTAGAAGTTGCCCAGAAGCTGGCGAACTTTGTCCGCATCTTGGTCCGTCAGTTCGCAAGATCCGTTTTCAAAACGGAACCCTCCCCAAAACCCTGTCTTGCCGATATTGGGACCGACTAGCATGAATCTCATTAGTTACTCCTTGTTGGCGCCCGTATGCCGATCCATTTCAGGTTGTTGCTGTCTCTAATGACCAGGCCATTAAGGATCAGCAACAACCATGAAAAGACCGTCTACGGCTGATGTGAAGGTTTAGTTGGAGATGCCCTTGAGCATGGCCAGCCCCTTGAGGCTGAACAGCGCCAAGCCGCAATACCACTTCACGCGAGTGATGGTGTTGTCTTTGGTTTCGGACAGACCCACCTGCTGCACCACAATGCCGGCCTCGTTGCTGGCCGTCAAACCAGCGATGCCATGCGAGCGGGAGCCATCGTCGAGCGTGCCCGCAAACATGGTCGTGCCGGTGCTGAGAGACCCTTGCGTCTGGTTGGTGGGAATCCAGTCATTGCGGAAGATGGGGATGCCGCGATAGCCAGGCACCTTGAGACCGGAGGGCAGCTCGACAACCTCGCCGATGGACGCCCCGCCCAACGCCCGCAAGAGCGCGTAGTAGGAGCGCAAAGTGCGACCATGCATCATCAGATATTCCACTTCGCCGTCCTTGTCCGTGACCAGATCGATGAGCTCATCCATCTTGGCAAAGCTCAACGCACCACCGTTCGTGGTAACGCTGGCCGTGTCCTGAATGATGGTCTGGCTCGAATCGCACAGCGCCAAGAGACCGGAAAACTCATCCGACGTGCCGGTGCCGTTGATGAGTTGGTTCTGGTAGGACCGACCCACACTCTTGGCCTTGGAGGCAATTTGGATGGCTTCCTGGTCATTGCCTTCGCCGGAGCGCGTGGCCTGAATGAGGCCATTGACTTCGGCGTCGCCGATGATCGTGGTGAGGGAAGAAGTGACCTGAGAGAACGTGGCAGCCGCTTTGGCGGTGATGGTGCCGTCGATACCCAGGCTCTGGACGTCGCCCAGCACGTTTTCGCGGTTGTAGGCGAGCGCGTTGCCGTCGATACCGTCCATGGGCAGAACGTGGAAGAAGTGGTTGACGGTGACGACGTTTTCGATAACGCCGGCAACCAGGTCATTCTGAGAAAGTTTGGCGGATTCCGCCAGCGTGACCGAAGCCATATGATTGTTTCCTTTGGGATTAAATTAGCCGATGTTGCGAGAGACTACGACGCCTTGCGATTTTTCTGGAGACCCGCTCGAATGCGGTCCATAGGCGACATGTTCTCCCGATGGTTGGTTCCGGCTGGCGTCCCGCCAGATTTCACAGGAGGCTTCCCGCCGCCCGTGTTGCCGCTTGCCTCGAAAGCGCGACCAAAGACATCACTGCTCTTCATCTCGGCCACGAGGTCTTTGATGGTCATGAATCCGCCGCTGTGGTTGCCGCGTGGATCACCATCCTTGTCAATAACGCGAACGACATACACGCCGTTCTCTTCAATAACCCGCGTAAACTGCTTGACGTGAGGCAACAAAAGAGCCACGGAACCCTTCGCCTCCGCCAGCGCCAACGTCGCCTCGTTGTCCACCAAATGGCGCTCCACAGTAGCGCGCATGGTGCTGATTTCCTTGTCCTTCTCGGACAGTTTCTTGGAATACCCAGCTTCCAAATCGCCTTTGAGCTTGTCCCAATTGGGCTGGTTCTCTTTGCCCTTAGCGGCTGCCTCCTGCAACTCCGTCAGTTTCTGGGAGATAACCTCAGGGGTGTCGCCCAGCGCCTTCCAGGCCGCAATCTGCGCCCTCACCTCTTTGTTGGCCTTGCGCTCTTTCTCCAGAGCCGTGGTGAGACCGTTCACGTGGCTGCTGAATTCGGGATGGTAGGTGAACCCAACTCCCTGATCTTCCGGCAACGGAACATACAGTCCCCGAAATTGATCGGGAACTGATTCGAGGTTGTCGATTTTTGTTTTGAAATCAAAGGACATAACAGAACCTTCTCGGTTGAAATTATCGAACAGCTACTGCCTGAGTAACTGAATCAATAACTAAGTATACCGCGAAAGTATTTCAACAGTTAGGGCAGCAGGCCCCTCCATTCCGCCCATGGGTCATGGATCCACCTAGCGCTTTCACCGGATTGTTGGCGCCGATTTTGACGGAAGGGTAACCGCCCAACTTTCCGGCAGCGGCCATCTTGGGCATGGTCACTTGGCTTGGGACAGACGAACCGCGAACCGTGTTATGGGGTCCGGATCCACTCAACTTGTTACTCATATGAGACTCTCCTATTAGGCGCCAGCAGGCGCAGGTGAATTGGTTGGGGTTGACTCTGACAACAGCTGAGCTTGCAAGACCGCGTCAGTCATGGCCTTGTCCGCCTCATCCGCTAGCAGAGCCTTGTCAGCGGTGGAATTAAAGTCGTCCGACAGCACATTGCGCCGTTTCATTTCCTCGACAAATTGATCGTGGCTGATCTCTCTCATCTCGCGCATCTTGATCAGCGTGGCCTGATCAGCTCCTCCAGACGTCAATCCAAAGTCACTGTTGACAGACAACGAGCCACTGCTCGACTCGGGTATGCCGATCCACTGCCCAGCCACATTGAAGCAGGACTCCAGAAAATCTCCAAATCGCATGGCAAGATCCTGCAGAAGACTTGTGCTCTGGGCCGTGTCCGTGGAAATCTCGGTGGCAGTGATAGATCCCCCGCGTCGAGTCAAATCCACAGCAATCATAGCCATCTCGAGCTTCAAATCTTCCAGGTCCGCCCTACCAGCTGCAATAGCTGCTCCCGAATGCTCCACGTAGTAGAATTCACCGTCTTTGGACTGAGAGGTGAGCAACTTGTTCGGACCAATGTCTACTGTGGCCTCCTCATCGTTCAATCCACGGGCAGCCAACAACGGGAAACGGGTCAGCGTCAGAATGTTGCGCTGATCTGAGGAGCTTTGGTAATGCGCGATATTGAGGTGCGCCAGATCCGTCAGAGGAGGTCGCGAGACCATAAAGTCTTCCCTCTCTGTGTAGAACGTCAGCAGCGGAATGTAACCCAATGAGTTAACCCCGCTATTGTGGATTTCCCAATACTTGTTGTTCTTTTGCCAAATCTCCCAACGATCCGGATACAGAACGCGAACTTGCTCAACAGTTTGCTCTTCCCACCCATTGACCGATGTGGTCGACTCCTTGATGCGCACCTGAGACAATCGCTCTTCGCCATGGATGTTTTCAGCATAAGCCGCAATAATGTTGCGATGCGGAACATGGCAAAAATAAGGAGAGGCGTTCAGGGCGCGTTCATCCGCCAGCGTGCCAGGGGCTTGCGCAGCGACGTCAGGGTATTCGATCAGCACGTGAGTCAGCCCGTTCACCAAAGCATCCTGGAACACGTTACGCGCAAACGTATTCAAGTGGTTTCCGTTGCGGTCCACGTTCTCCACTAACGGCAACAAGGCTTGCGGAAAATCATCCTTGATCTGGATCGGTTTGGAGAATGGCTTGCCTACCAAGATGCTCACCGAACGCTTGAAAATATTCAACAAAACCGAACGGTTGCGACGATACTCGTAATTTTTGGAGGATTCTGCCTCATATCGCGGCAAGTAGGTTTCGCCGGCAGCCCGCAACGCCTCTGTGCCGCCCATCAACGCATCCATCAGCGCTATGCGAGGAGCCATGATGCGAGCAGCAACGCTGGGAACAGATGGATCTTTGATCTTGCTGAGATTGACGGGTGCCACTCGTTTACTCCTTCGACTTGTTGTTCTCTGTGACTGCCGGAGCTTCTGGGTTTACATCTTTTTGCTTGCTGTCCGCATACGGAGATTGTCGCAAAAACGCAACTACCACCATAAGCGTGGCATAAGCTGCTCGCAATCCGACTTTGTGCCAATCAAAATGGTCCAAGTCGGACATAGCTTCCAACCCGGCAGACAAACCGGCGGCGATGGCGCCAACGATAAAGGTCTTGACAGCAGGTGACATGGTAACCGTAGTATACCGCGAAATTATATACCAATATCCCTGGGTTTAGCTCCACTTCCTGTGGGAAATTTACTGCGGATATAGTAGCCCAGCGCGTCACTAATGTGGGTTAGCTCAGCATCCGATTCTTTGTCTATCTCACCTGAGCCGCCCTCTACCGTTCGGACCCCCTCAAAGTCTTTCACCACATTCTTGGCTTTATCTGGGTGGATCATCAGCTTAACTTCATTGGCCGCCGACAACAAACGCAAGTTTACCGCATTGACGCGGGACTTCTCAGTGGGGTTAGCATCAGGCACCATGATTCTCAAACGTTCTTGGAAAACAGGACGCAAGCACTTGCGGATAAGGTCCCAGTCTGATCCTTCAGTCTTGGCAGAACCTCCGGCGCCACCAGTGGCGTCACCGTAACAATACACGAGTCCTTGATGCTTGCCCCAATCCTCAATGAGTCGGTTGCAAACGAACTTGGTGTTGCTGCCTTGAGGAATGTACACCTGGCCAATCACAGCTGTGCCTGGGAGTTTCCCTGGTGAAGGCAGCTCCAGCACCTCCTGGCACACCGCGCACACACCAGGCGCAGTGTTAAAGTCGAAGCAAAAGATCAGCGGCAGCTTGGGGTCATAAGCAAGCTTGGTAGAGCAATGAATGTTGCGATCGAAACAGTGGTAAGCTCTTCCTGTGAAGTTGACAAAGCTGGCCTCATACTCCTGCTGGAACACGAGAGGGTCCAGTCCGCGTTTGGCGGACTCCACTTCTTCTGGAGCAATGATCTCAGCGCTCTTCCAAGTAAACGCGGCCCACTCCCCGGTCGTGTCGGCCAAAGCCTTCTCATAGGCGTCGTAGTAGTGGTTGCGCCCTTCCGGCACGCCGATCAGGTCGCACCATCCGATACGATCCGACAGCGCGGGTCGAACGTTCTCAGGCCAGGCCTTGGCCTTCATGTCAGCATACTCATCCAGTACACCACCGTTCCAAGGTCGACCTTCTATGCGCTGTGGTTTGTCCAACCCCACAACGCAAATTTGCGCCCCGTTGACGTACTCGATGATGAGCTCACCCTCAAGAATTCTCTTGATCAGAGCAGGCGGAGAAAGCGCCTTGAGATCAAACCACCAAATCTGCTTGGCCTGATCTCGAGTGGGAGCGCCGGCAAAGTATCTGGGGTCGTCCCAATCAGAATTCTCCAAAGCCGATATTACCAGCTTACGTTTGGCCCGTTCTGTTTTGCCAGAACGTCGACCAGCTGGGATCACGTTGAAACGAGCTTTGGAATTCATCCAAGCAAGTTGCTTCGGATGCGGTCGCAACGGATACCAGCGCGGGGTGAGAACTAGATCAGTGGAAGACACAGGTTGCTGTCCTTGATGTTGGAAACTAATACACCAGCAAACGATCGTGCGGATGATCGATCACCAATCGGCGAGCAGGATAACCAAGTACAATGCAGCCTTTCGACGCAGTACCTGGCTTACTGATGTTATCTCCGTGTATCATGAAGTCTGAGCGGTTCAGCATGTTATTACTCACATCCGGAATCAGCTGGATAGCCCAAGGTCCCACTATCGGATGGTTGCGATACACTACTCCGAAAGTGTAACTACCGCGCGGAATAGGACCGCAATTCTTCAAACCCTCGAAACGAGAATTGTTGGTATAACCAGGTGCGCCGGAGTAACCAATTTGCACCAACTGTCCATCAAATAGGAAATTGCCTGTGGACTGTTGGTACTTGAATCGCTGAGCTGGGAGGCCGGGCAAAGGTTTGTCAGCAGTGGGCATGGATTCCTCGAGAGACATAAAGCGCTCTGATCTACTATAGCTAACTTCGGGACGACCCGATGTCCAGCATGTTGCGTATAACCCTCCGCTCAGGGTTTCGATGTGATCAGCGACGACCTCCAACAGCATCCTGCCAGAAGGCAGTGTTACAGTTCTCACAACGAGTTAGATTAGGCGGTACCGTGCTTGGCTCAAAACAAGCGCTGCTGGTTGTACCATCTTTGTTCATGAGCAGAATATCACCGCACATCGGTTGCGGCTGCCAGACAAAAGGTTTTGCCATAGTTCCGCACACCGGGCACTCGTTATTGGGAACCTTGCACCGGGTTGGAAGCCGAGAGACACAATTGCTGTATGAGGGAGCATGCTGCTGGCCAAGACCGAATAGCGACGACAGCCAACCCCTTCGGTTCACTTGGTCGACTCCCCGCGAGCCTGGACGGTGTTGGTTATGGTCTTTGTCGGCGACATGCTACTTTTTCTCCACCCCTTGCAACTCCTTCATCTTGCGCACAGCTTCCATTATGGTCTGAGCCATGCGGGTTCCCTCGCCGGGATCCTTGTCTTCCGGGTAAAGGTTCAATAACTTCGACAGATGCTCCAAAGCTCGCAACTTATCATGCATCCTGATTGCCGTCTTCTTTACCACAGGCTTGGAACTGTCGCCGTCCTCTCCTCGACCACCCTGCACCACGTAGGTCTCTTGAGTGATCTCCTTCAAAGCACTCATATGACCGCGATCGGCCCACTTGAAAGTCAAAGTGGCCTCAGCGCCGTCCTCTCCAATTTCTATGAAGTCGCCCAAGTTAGTCATGGCCACGTTGGTCAGCTCTTCCACGACTTTCTGCGTGGTGATCGCGTTGCGAGCCGACACAAGATCAAGCTTGCGCTGTATCTCACGCTGTATCTTCGGACACATGTAAGTGAGAAAGTCACTGGCTTTCGTTGGATCTTTATAACCAGCCGCCGCAGCCGCTCGAAATGAATTGCGGTACCGCAAAAAGTATTCAACAAACAGTGTTTGCTTACGGGACAATTTGTTTTCCGCCACAAAGGAGTGGGCGGATATTTGGTCCCACTCAGAAGTGGCACGTCTGCCAGGGATAACTGTGCGTTTCCACTCTTGCTGAAACTCTAGCAGCTCTACCTGGAAAGCCTCTTCTTCCTCTGCCGTCATTGAGTAGCCTTCTTCAATGGCCTGCTCATATTTAATCAATCTTTTCTGGATTTTGGCGTGAACTCCACTTCTTGGTTTATCGCCGCCAGATTTGGTCTTCGGTTTCTTACCGACAGAGCCTGTGTTCGGTTTCTCGCCGACTGCATCGTCTCGACGCGTTTCTGAGGTACTCATACCCCCTAGTATAGCCTATCGCCTGCTTGCTACCTGCCCCAGGAGCAATCCGGCAGCACCCTGCCAGGGGTGGCGACAGCGCGTCCCGGTCTAGCGCCCCTACAACTCATCCGCCGGAGCACCCTCCCCGCCGCTCATCCGCCGGAGCAACTCACCCACCCTCAACTTATCCGCGTCAACTTACCTCGTAAGTTACCTCGTAAGTTACCTTACGACTTATCCGCCCTCACCGCTCACCCAACCTCTCAACTTATCCGGCCCTCCAACTCACCCGGCAACGCGCCACCAGGGTGGCGGTCGCGCACCAACAACCCGCCGACAATCCACCCGCCGCGTCACCAACAATCCACCCAAATCCGCCCCAACAACGCCCCCGAAAGTTCATGTTAACTACGGTTAAATCTACCAGTTAACTACAGCTAATTTGTCCACAATTCGCATCACCATCCAATGGTACACCACAAGAAAACAACCTAACCCCTGTATTATCAACGGTTAGGCATCTCTCTATATAATACTAAAAACGAAACCCCTACCCTCCCTTTTTCGAACGGCTCCGATCGATCCTTTATTTATTTATCGAGATTGCTATCTCGTGTAAATTTTCGAAATCGGACGCTTTTAATCCGCCATTCACACCCTGGAAAGGTGTGGTTATTCACCATTATCTTTCGTTAACACGTCGAATTTCCCCTGGGTAAAATTATTTGTTGTGGTCAATAAGCCATCGCCGATGGTGAAAAAAGCCACGAAAACGCACCTGTTATGTAACTTTTGTAATTTCAGTAAGTTAGCCATCTCGCAGAGGAATAACAAACCGCCACATAAATTTTAGTATTAGACTTACGTTACCCATGCCTACTCACGAGGCCTACGTTCAGCGTTTCGCGGCCCTTTTTGCCGGATACGACAGAGCCTTCGGCCAATACCTCGTCAATGAACAAGAACCAGAAACAGGTAAGAATGTCGGACCCAGATCAACCAAAACCGGAGCACTAACCCTCCAACACTATCGCGCTCACCTTGATAACACCGGACCTGGATTAGGGGTTATTATGTTGAGGGAAGATAACAACGTCTTATTCGCCGCGTTAGACGTTGATAACTATCGGCTAGATTTGCCGGAGTTAGAGAAGAGAGTAACTAAGCTCAAGTTGCCTCTCACTCTGTGCCGCACTAAGTCAGGAGGTGCGCATCTCTATTTGTTTCTGTCAGAACCCGCTTCGGCAGAAATCATTCGCACTAAGCTGGCTGAATGGGTATCCGTACTCAATCTCAGCAACAAGACTGAGATCTTTCCCAAGCAATCGACCAGGGCAGGCGAGAGCGACATTGGTAGTTGGATCAACGTCCCATACCAGAATGAATCCGAGACCATGCGCTATGCGGTGCATCGAGGTAAAGAGCTGGAACTGCCTGAATTTTTGGACCTGGCTGAGTCGCGGCGCATCTCTCTTGCAGATCTTCTCAAAATATCCCCAATCAAGCCCACAACCAACGATCCCTCCGATCCTTTATACGAAGCGCCCCCTTGCCTCGTCACCATCCACCAGCAGAACGGTTTTCCTTCCGGCACCCGTAACGATGGCATGTTGGCAGTGGGAACTTACCTCAAGAAACGATTTGGTGAGGAATGGGAGTCACACTTTGCTCAATACAACGAGCTGTTCTGCAATCCGCCCTTGGAACATAAGGAACTGTACGAACTCACGCAAAGTTTACGCAAGAAAGAATACTTCTACAGATGCAAGCAGCCGCCTATCCATAGCGTATGCCAACAACGAGCATGTGCTAAGCGGGAGTTCGGCGTGGGCGGCACAGACGAAGGTGGCCTAGTGCAGATCGAAGCGTTAGCTGTGAACGGACTGGTGCAGTATAGCTACCCAGGCGAGACGGAAGAGTCGTTGTGGGGGCTGGAGATACGAGGCGTGCGCCTAATGGTGCCCACTGAGATATTGCTGAATCCTTCTGCGCTTGTGGTCAAAATTGTGGAAACAGGCCGGATTCTTCCCTCCGGTCTTAGCCAGGTAAGCAAACCAAAGTGGCACAAATATCTGGAACCGCTACTTCTCACTTGCGAGCGTTTGGACATGAACGTCCACACGGGCGCTCCATCGCCTCTGTGGGAGTCAACCCTACAGGTGTTGAAATCGAGCAGACGTGCGCGCAGCGAGGAACACTATTTGGAGGACATTGATCAGTTAGTTTGGCAGAAAGGTTCCGGCCTGTATTTCACTTTTTCCATGCTAAGACGATTTCTTGGATATCGCAGTGCTCGCAAACAGCTAAGTGAGATCACACTTACGCGGACTCTGGAGAGTTACGGAGCAATACGCAAACGCCTCAAGGACCATGCAGTCTGGTACCTCGAGAACTCAGCAGTTATTAACTATGACGCCATTAGTCTGCCGGACAAGGAGGCCTTCTAGTGCTTCACTTTAACGTTCCCAGGGTTCGTGTGGTATTTGGCGCCCCAGGCACCGGCAAGACCTCGTTCATTCTCAACGAGATTCGCAAGCTGGTGGCCTCTGGAGTGCCGACCGAACATATCGCCTTCACCACATTTTCCAAGCATGCCGTGCGCGAAGCTTTGCGGCGTCTAGACCTCCCACGCTCCGCCACACCCTGGTTCCGTACACTGCATTCTTGCGCGTTCCGATTGAGTGAGATGCGACGAGATACTATCATGACGGATCGGGAACTGCAGCGATTCAATCAGCTCACCGGATACGAAATCAACGCCAAGCGTTTGGGTTTCCGCTTCCAGGATACTGAGCGACACCACTGGAGCAATGAGGCAATGTTCCTGGCCCAATCTGCGAGGTCAATGAACTTGAGTGTGGCAGAGTATTACAGTGATGTGGCCCATCAGACCCAGCTGCAGCTGCGAGACATCGAGGCCTTTGCAGAAGAGTACCAGCGCTACAAGCGCCAGTATGGATTAAAGGATTTCTCTGACTTGATTGATGAGTGTGACACTCCATTTCCACCAGAAGTAAGTCACATATTTGTGGACGAGGCGCAGGATCTTACTCCGCAACAATGGGAAATGGTTCAGCGTCTCACGGTCAACGCCGAAGAAATGCTCATTGTAGGCGACGATGATCAAACCATTTACGGGTTCGCTGGAGCCTCTGCCAAGCTGTTGGTTGAATACGCTGCAGCTAATCCGTCAAAAGTGGACCGTCTGCGCGTTAGTCATCGCTTGCCCAAGGATATTCTCACCCTGAGTCAAACGATTGCGAAGCGCCTGAAACAGCGAGTACCCAAGAACATCCAGCCTCGCAGTGACAACAGCGGCGGCATTAAGCTCTTCACCAGCATAACAGATCTGGACTTCTCGCAAGGAGAGTGGTTGGTGTTGGCTCGACATCAGTACCAGCTTCGTCAGGCGGCGGAGTTTCTACACGGTCAAGGTTTCGCTTATTGGTTTCGAGGGGAATGGAGCCACTACTGCCCGGAAATGCGAGTCATACGCGCCTGGGAGCACTATCGCGCCACCGGGGAGCAGCCTAATCATGGCGACAAGCGCATTATGACGCGCTATCACGCCAGACGCTGGCCAGTGCCCGATCGTATGCGAGAGGTGCCGTGGAGCCAGGCTTATCCAACAATACCTTTGGTGTACGGAGAATACTATCGACGGCTCCAGTTCAATCAGGAACTGGCTCAGCCTACGGGCCGTATCCGCCTATTGACGATTCATGAAAGCAAGGGCACAGAAGCCGACAACGTTGCTTTGTTGACCAGTTACTCTGGCGCGGTAAAACGACATGCGGAAGCTGATGCCGATGAGTTTGGTCATCAAGATGAGTTGCGTATCCTATACGTGGCGCTGACAAGGGTACGAGAAAATTTGTATTTACAGACCCCTGATACTAACGACAACTACTTTTTTACTTTAATGCGAGGAGTGAGGTTATAATCACATTATGGGAAACCACGAGTATTGTGAAGATTTTGGTGGTGGGGAATGATCCACCGCATCCGCATGGCCCGCAAGCGCCTGATGGTGGCGCGGCAACGGGAATCGACGAAGTGGACCAAATCGGTATTGAGCGGCTGCCAGACGCACCCGCAGTCAGACGGACAGATCAGAACCAAGAAACTCCGCTGGGAACGCGCCGAGTGGAACGCCATCACCATCATGCGGAGAAAGGATCCGCTGGCATGACCGAGCACTCTAGCCC